GCATTGAAACTGTGCGGTGTCGAAGCCTCAAAAGTGTTGGTTTTGTCGTTGTCATGATATCACCCTGTGATTTTTTTGCTATCTAACACTTGTAAACGATATCGAGATGATATATATACTAGACATGAGGGGGACAAATGGTTGTCACCACATACCGAGAGAGGAAAGCACAATGACTAAAGTACAGAACATAATTGAACATCTAAAGCGTGAAGCCGCTAACTTGGGCTTAACTTTCGAACTTGACCATAACGGCAGGTCATATTTCATCGACATGAAAGCAGATGACGCTAAGTTGTTCGTAATCATAGGCCCACGCGGTGCCATGAAGTTTATTTCTTACATTGACCCTTTGTATACTGTTTCCACATACAAAGGCAAAAACGCTACTTATTTCAAAGTTGGCTACTTCTTTGGCGCCGTT